ATGAAGGAGTGAATTATGAAAAAATCAGTGCATCTTACAGAGGCAAGCGAAAAATATCTTGCCGCTCGTTTTGGGGAAGGGGGAATTAATTTTTCTGCTGGAATTAATGGGGCGATTGAGCAGTTATCCCATATCGCTCGCGCCGAATGTCCAGCCCTTAGCGAGGACGAGTGGGCGGAACTGTATAACGTTTACGCGGGCAGCGATTTGTCGCGTCTTGCTTTGCCGCTAAATGTGGCACGCGATTTGCTCGACCACTACGGCGCGACCATCCCGGAACAGTTGCCGGAAGATGTGCGCGATTTGGTAACGACGCTGGCGAGAATGACGCAGGCGCAACAGTTTGCGTTGCTCGATGCCGTGCGCGTTTTTTGGTGTAAGGAAGATGCCTAAGCCTAACAGGGGGTACGGGTTTGATTGGGATAGAGTGTCGATGTGAGGATTGACCTTTGTCCGCACAAAAACTATACTAGATTACGTAGTGTAGGATAACTACACAAAAATGATATGAAACCCGCCTTGTGCGGGCTTTTTGTTGTTCCCGCTCTGCGCAAGCATCGGACTTCCGCCCGCCTCACGCGGGCTTTTTTATTGCTCGGAGGGCAGATGAGAGACACTTACGACAAAGCCCTTGCCCTGCTGATTGCGGACGAGGGCGGATACGTCAATGACCCGCACGACAGCGGCGGCGAGACGAATTACGGTATCACCTGGCGCACTTACAACGCCTACCGCCAGCGTAAAAAACTGCCGGAGCAGAGCGTCAAGGGTATCTCCATGCAGGAGGTACACGAGATTTACCGCGCGCAGTACGCTAACGTCATCCGCTACGACCACCTGCCCGCCGGTCTGGATTATGCCGTCTTCGATTTTGCGGTCAACAGCGGCACCAAACGGGCATCCAAGTTTTTGCAGGAGATTGTCGGCCAGCGTACTGATGGCGTCATCGGTATGCAGACGTTGCAGGCGGTGGAGGATTATGTCGCCCAGTACGGCGTGGAGCAGCTGATTCTGCGTCTGTGCGATAACCGACTGAAGTTCATGCAAAAGCAGAAAAACTGGAAGCGATACGGCAAAGGTTGGGGGCGGCGTGTGGCAGAGGTGAAAGCCGATGCGCTACGCATGGCATCCGGTCATGTGCCTGCTAACAAGATGTGTGTGGCGGATGGGCGCAATCAGAAATGCGACGGCGAGCTGTCGCTCATTGGCTCCATCAAGGAATCGCCGCGCAGCAAGGGCGCTGCCGTCGGTCTGGTCAGTACGGCGTTTGCCGCGCTCCCGGAAGCGATGGAGGCGGCACGGCCGGCGCAGGAGTTTGTGGATTTTGCACGCTATGCGGGCTGGATCGGTTTGGTGATCGTCGCTGCCGCGCTGGTGTACATCATTTGGGAGCGCAGCCGTGCAACGGATTAAGTCCTGGGCGCTGTATGCGCTGGCTGGCGTTGTCGTCGCCCTCGCGGTTGCGGTCAATGTGCTGCGCGCACGCAATGCCCGCCTCGATGCGGAGATGGAGCGGCGCGAGCGCTCGCGTTTGCAGGCGATTGCCGACGGCCTCAAGGAGAGAGCGGCACGCGCCAATCAGGCAGCGGCGGTATCCAAGCGGGAGCGCGAGGAAGCGGAAAAGGCTCTCAGAGAGGGGCGACGTGATTACTTCGAGAAGTAAGACGGTGGCTTTGGCCGCCGTTTTGGTTTTTGGCGCGGCGGGCTGTGCGCGGCAGGTGGAATTTGTACCTTCGCCGCTGCCGCCTTGTCCGCCGATGCCAACCCTGCCGCTCATCAAAGGTGTGGATTTGGCGACGTTGTCGGACGACGCCTACCGGGATTTGGTGGAGCGCGAGTTGAGATTGAAGGAACACATTGGCCAGCTGCGGGCGCTATGCGGGGAGGAAAAATGACGAGACCCTTCTATGACGGGCGCATCAGTCTGGGTAATATCCTGACGATTATCGGGATGCTGGTGGCGGGGTTCTGGTTCTTTGCCAACGGTGAGAAGAAGGACGCTTTGCAGGATGCGCAGATTGAGGCGAACAAGTCCACGCTGAAGGAATTGATCGCCGCCGAGCAGCAGGCGAGGAAGGAAGGATTTATCGCGGAGCAGCAGGCGCGCAAGGAAGCGGTGCAGGAGTTGCGCCTCAGGGTGGATGCTGACCGCGCAGAAATGCGCCAGCTTTTTGACAAGCTGGAAGCCAAGCTGGGGCATATGGACAGCAAGATTGACGCGCTAATCAAGCAGGGGCAGTAATGGCCAGACTCACGCCGGAGCAGTGGGAGAAGATACGCGCGGACTATGAAGCGCGTGGTCTGTCTTTTTCCGAGCTGGCCGAGATGTACGGCGTCAACAAGTCCAACATCTCACGCCGTGCCAAAGCGGAAGGATGGAATCAGGCGGAAACGCAACGGCTGATTGCTGCAACCGTTGAAAACGAAAAGGAAAAACTGGCGTTGCGCAACGAAACGCAACGGCTAAACGCAACGTTGCGTAGTGCTGTGCAAGAGGAGGTATTCGACCGCCTCGCTTTCGAATTACAGAGTAACGCAGACTTTCAGGCGGCGAGGGATAAGGCAAGGGCGCTGCTCGCCGAAACCGACAAGATGGGCGATGTGGTACAGGCGGCCAATGTGTTCACCATGCAGCGCAAGGCAATGCTGGGTGAAGGTCCGGCGGTCGCGGTGCAGGTAAACAACAACACGCCGGTGATTGACCCGCTGGAGGCGCCGGAAAGGGTGGCGGGTTTGCTGGCGATTGCGCAGGCGCGCAGGGATGCCGATGCTGACGCATGAGGTGGAGGCGCTGTTGCCTTATTTGACCGATGCTGAGCGGCGCGAGTTGGGGCAATGTTTGGCGGTGGCGCCGAAGTGGACGCCGTTGCCGGGCAAGCAGGCGATGGCGTATGTGTCGCAGGCGGATGTGATTGGTTATGGCGGCGCGGCGGGTGGTGGCAAGAGTGCTTTGGCTTGTGGCAAGGCGCTGACGCAGCATCGCAAGGTTTTGATTCTGCGCCGCGAGGCGACGCAGCTCACCGGGATTATCGACGAGTTGAAAGCCATTGTCGGCAACAGCGACGGCTATAACGGCGCTGAAAAAATATGGCGCATGGCCGATGGGCGGCAGATTGAGTTTGGCTCAACACCAAATCTGGACGACTGGAACAAGTATCAGGGCAGGCCGCATGATTTGCTGGTGTTTGACGAGGCGGCAAATTTTTTGGAATCGCAGGTGCGGGCGCTGCTTGGCTGGTTGCGCAGTACCGACCCCAAGCAGAAATGCCAGGCACTGCTTACGTTCAATCCGCCGACGACCACGGAAGGGCGTTGGATTGTGGATTTTTTCGCGCCGTGGCTTGACCGTAAGTTTCCCAATCCCGCGCAGGATGGCGAGTTGCGCTACTGCGCGACGATTGCGGGCAAGGATGTGTGGCTCGATAGCCGCGACCCGTTTGTGATTGTGGACGGCAAGCCGTGCTACGACATCAACGTGCATGAGGGCGAGGCGGTAGTGCGCCCGCTCGCGCGCACGTTTATTTCCGCGCGCGTTACCGACAATCCTTATTTGCTCAATACCGGCTACATGGCGACCTTGCAGGCGCTGCCCGAACCGCTGCGCTCGCAGATGTTGCACGGTGATTTTTCCGCCGGTATTTCGGACGACCCGTGGCAGGTGATTCCGACTGCGTGGGTGGAGGCGGCGATGGCGCGCTGGCGTCGTCCTGACGTCTTGCCTGCGATGGACAGCATGGGCGTGGACGTGGCGCGTGGTGGTAAGGACGAGACGATTATCGCGCGTCGGCATGGCATGTGGTTTGACGTGCCGCTTTCCTACCCAGGCAAAGAGACACCCAACGGCCCCGCAACCGCGGGGCTTGTTATTTCTGCGCTGCGCGACCGGGCGCCGATTCACGTGGACGGTATCGGCGTTGGTGCGGCGGTGTATGACTTTTTAGAGGGCGCGGGTCAGCAGGCGATTTCGGTTAACGTCGCTGAAAAAGCGACGCGGCGCGACAAGAGCGGGCGGCTGACCTTCAAAAATCTGCGCTCGCAGCTGTGGTGGCTGATGCGCGAGGCGCTCGACCCCGATGCCAACAACGGCATCGCCCTGCCGCCGGACAAGCGGCTGCTTGCCGACCTGTGCGCGCCGTGCTGGCGGATGCAGGGCGTTGAGGTCTATGTGGAGAGCCGAGACGACATCATGAAAAAGCTGGGGCGCTCGCCGGATTACGCCAGCGCCTACTGTCTGGCGCTGCTCGACACGCCGAAAATCCATGAGTTTATGAGCCGTAACCGGAGAAATGTACATGACCCGTATCGCAATATTTGACCCGCGCGACGGCTACGCGGGCGTATTGGCGCTGGTTGAGGCGAACAAGGCGGAAGCAGAGGCACATATCCCGCACCCTATCACGGTGGATTTGCCGCTGTATGAGCGCCTGTATGACGCCGGAATGCTGGTTTGCGTGGGCGCGTACGACAGCGCGCAAATAGTGGGTTATGCCATCGCCGGATTGTCGCCCAGCCTGCATTACGGCGTGTTGGTCGCACAGCATTTGACGCTGTACATCACGCCGCAACATCGCAAGCCGCGCCTGTCGCTGCGCATGGTGGACGCGCTGACAGATGCCTGCAAGGCACGGGGGGCGCAAATGATGACTTGGCACGCCAAGCCGGGCAGCGCCTTTGCAAGATTGCTGGCTGCGCGGATGAAATTAGAAGATTTGGTTTATTTACAGGAGATTGAGTAATGGGTGTTGAAACGATGCTGGGCTTAGGTGCATTGGCAGGATTAGGCGGCGCGGTCTCGTCCCACGTCGCGGGCAACAAAGCGCGTGCCACCGCGCGCTATCAGACGGCGCGAGCGGAGAATCAGGCGGAGGCGCAATTCCGCGCACAGCAGGATAATTTTAGGAAAGAAATGGAAGAAGGCCAGCGCCGCTTTAATGCAACGCTGGCAGAAGACCGCCGCAGGCACGGCGAAAACATGGCGCTGCAACGCGAGGCGATGGAAGCCAATAAACAGGCAATGGCTGCGCAGTTGGCGCAGGCACAGCAGGGCTTGGCGCAACAGGCATCACAACACGCGGCGACGCTCGCCCAGGCACAGCAGGCGCAGAACAACGCCAACGCGCAGCTACAGCGGCAAATCAACGGCGCGGAGAAAGACAGCGCGCATTATCAGAAGAAAACCGACGGGGTGGCGGGAACCATTCTTACCGGCCCCGGCGGCGTGGACGCCGAGGAGCTGGAGAAGAAGAAAAAGAAACAAACGCTATTGGGGGGTGTGTAGGTCATGAGTGGCGCAGCGTGGTTCGGCGGCGGCAAGCCAAAGCCGCCCGGTTACGACGCCTATAAAGACCTGGGCAACGGCACGGGCGGCGGTTTCAAGAGCATCTACGAGGGCAGCAAGCCCTACGTCAATCCCGAAACCGGCAGCGACAATTTCAAGTGGTTCGGCGGGGAGCGGCGCAAAAAGACGCAGGAGGAAATCGAACTGGAGACGCGGGTGAAGAAAAACACCCTCACCATCAACCGGCAGAAGGAATACCAGAACTGGGAAATCGGTGAGGCGCGAAAACAGGCAGAACAAGAGGCCGCCGACGCGCAGGCGCAACTGGATGAACTCATGCGCCAATACGACAAACAGCGCAAAGAGATGGCGCGTCAAATGGAGGCGCAGCGCATCGCCGCGCAGAATCAAATGGCCGCCGCCAAAGGCAAGGGCAACAAGGCGGCGCGCCCGGAAGCCAGCGCCTACGAGGGCGAACCGAGCGAACGGCGCGGCGGCGGCGATGACGGCGGCGCGTCCGGCACGTTGCTCACCCGGCCGGGCGAGAAGCCGACGCTCGGCAAGCGCGGGCGGCTCGGCAGTAAAACATTACTGGGTGGATGATGGAAGAATCGCTACGCAAGCAGATACTGCGCCGCCATGAAGCGCTGCGCAACGAACGTGCGCCGTGGCTCAAGCATTGGCAGGACGTGAGCAAGCTGGTTTTGCCCGCCTCCGGCCGTTTTATCAGCAGCGACCGCACCCCGGCGAAATTTAACGACATCTACGACAACACCGCCACCAGGGCGATGCGCACCCTCGCCGCAGGCCTCATGAGCGGCATGACCTCGCCCGCGCGCCCGTGGTTCAAACTCGCCACCCCCGACCCGGAAATGATGAAGTACCACCCGGTCAAAGTCTGGCTCGATGAAGTGGCGAAAATCATCCATGCCATCTTCCACAGCAGCAACACCTACCGCGCGCTGCATACGATGTACGAAGAGCTGGCGGTGTACGGCACGGCGGCATCGGTGATTGAAATCGACTACCACAACATCATCCACCACCACCCGCTGACCGCAGGCGAGTATTGCATCGCCACCAACTTCAGGGGCGAAGTGGACACGCTGTACCGCGAGTTCGACAAGACCGTGGCGGAAGTGGTGCGCGAGTTTGGTTACAACAACGTCTCGCAGGCGGTGCGGACGATGTACGACAACGGCGGCCTCGACAACTGGGTTACCCTCATTCACGCGATAGAGCCGCGCGACGTGCGCAACCCCGGCAAGACGGCGAAACAAATGCCGTGGCGCTCGGTCTATCTCGAAAAAAACGCGCCGGAGGGGCAGATATTGCGCGAGAGCGGCTATCCGCGCTTTCCGGCGCTGTGTCCGCGCTGGAGCATATCGGGCGGACACATCTACGGCACCTCGCCGGGGATGGAGGCGCTGGGCGACATCAAACAGCTACAACACCAACAACTGCGCAAGGCGACGGCGATTGACTACTTGACCAACCCGCCGCTGCAAGTGCCGACGTCCATGAAAAACTACGACGATGCCATGCTCCCCGGCGGCATCGTGTACAACGACGCCGGCACGCCGATTACGCCGCTGTGGCAGGTGCAGCTTGACCTGCAACACCTCGCCGCCGACATGCAGGAAGTGCGCGGCCGCATCCAGAACGCCTATTACGCCGACCTGTTCCTGATGATTTCCAATCAGGACACACGCATGACGGCAACAGAGGTGGCAGAGCGGCACGAAGAGAAGATGCTGATGATTGGCCCGGTGCTGGAGCGCCTGCAAAACGAACTGCTGAAACCGATGATCGACATCACCTTCGACGCGGTGATGCAGGGCGGCATCCTGCCCCCGCCGCCGCAAGAATTGCAGGGCGTAGAGCTCTCGGTGCAACTGGTATCCATCTTGGCGCAGGCACAGAAGGAGATTGCCACCAACAGCATTGACCGTTACACCAACGCGGTGATGAACATGGCGCAGGTGAAGCCGGAAGTACGCGACCGCCTCGACGCCGACCATTGGGTGCAAATCTACGGCGACGCGCTGGGTATCGACCCGCTGCTCATCGTGCCGCAGGACAAGGCCGACGAAATCCGCCAGGCGCGGGCGCAACAACAGGCGCAGGCAGAACAGCAGGCGCAAATGGCGCAGATGGCGGATGCGGCGCAGAAACTCGGCAACACTCCCGCCGACGGCGGCAGCGTGCTGAACAACCTGATGGGGTATGGCAATGCTTGAACCATTTGAAACCCCGGAACAACGAGAGGCGCGCACCGCCGAACAGCGGGCAGCGCAGGAGCGCGACGAGGAACAACTGAAAAAAGACGTGGCGGCGCTGATGGCGACTGGCGCGGGGCGGCGCATCATCTGGCGCCTGCTCGAATCCACCCACGTTTACCATACCTGCTACCGCGACAACCCGCTGCAAATGGCGCGGGCGGAAGGGCGGCGGGAAATCGGGCTGAAGCTGACCGAATGGCTGAGCATCTACGCCTGGGAGAATTATCAACTCATGCTTACGGAGGCAAACGATGAGCGAAGAGAACGAGATGCCCGACAGCGGGCAAACAAACCCGGCGGCGCCCCCGCCTGAAGCGGCGGCAGTACCGCCAACAGAAGCGCCGCCAGCGGCAGCGCCACAACCGGAAGAAAACGCCACGGGCGGGGAAGAAGCGAAAGCCGACACCCCGCCCGCAGCGTATGCGCTCGACTTTGGCGTCTATGGCGACAACGTGGACGCAGGCGAGGCGGCTTTCCTCTCGAAAATCGCCCAAGACAGCGGCGCGGATGCGGCATCAGCCTCGAAGCTGGTGCAAGACCTGACCTTGTGGGGACAGGTCAAACACGACCTGCAAGTACAGGACTGGGAAGCGGCGAGCCGCGCCGACCCGGAATTTGGCGGCGAGAAGCTCGCGGAAAACCTCGCCATCGCCAACCGTGTTTTCGAGGCCTACGACCCGCAAGGCATCATCCGCGGCCTGCTGCAGGAGACCGGCTACGGCAACCATCCCGACCTCATCCGCTTCATGCTGGCCATTGGCCGCGACCTCGCGCCCGACCGCATGGTAGGCGGTGGACACAACAGCGGCGGCGACGCGCGCGTCCAATTTCCCAACACCCCCGGCCTGAATCCTTAAGGAGGAAAAACTATGGCTACCCTAAACAAAGATGCTCTATATCCGACGCTGGCGAGCCTCGCGCAGCAGATGGACAGTAAAGGCAACCTCATCACCGACATCGTCGAAGTTCTTGACGAGACCAACGAAATCCTTGCAGATATGGTTTTCCAACAGGCAAACGGTGACACGCATCACAAAATCGCGGTGCGCAACGGCCTGCCGGAAGCGGCATGGCGTGTGCTCTACAAGGGCGTCAAGCCGAGCAAATCCAGTGTTACCCAAGTATCTGAAAGCATGGGTATGTTGGAAGCACGCTCTATGGTAGATACACGCTTGCTCAAACTGCACAACAATTCCGCAGCCTGGTTGGCTGCCGAGCAACGCCCTTTTATTGAAGCTTTGAACCAGCAGATGGCGGAAACGCTGTGGTACAACGATGGCATCATCAATGATGAACGTTTTATGGGATTTGCGCCGCGCTATAGCTCACTTTCTGCGCCGAACGGCAAAAACATCATTGACGCGGGCGGCACTGGCGCCAACAACGCTTCTATCTGGCTTGTCATTTGGGGCGGGCAAGGCTGCTTTGGCATCTATCCGAAAGGTTCAAAAGCTGGCATTGAAAGCAAAGACATCGGTATCAACACCGTGCAGGACGATGAAGGCGGACGCTTTGAAGTTCATGAGAAGCTATTTATGTGGGATTTGGGGCTGTGTGTGCGCGACTGGCGTCGGGTGGTGCGTATCGCCAATATCGACACCACCAAACTTACCAAAGATCTGAGTACAGGAGCGAACTTGGCTGATTTGATGGCGGATGCGTTAGAAATGGTGCCAGACCTCAACGGTCGTCCGGCCTTCTACATGAACCGCAACCTGCGCCGCATCCTGCGCGGACAAATTGCGGCGTCCGCCAAACACACCATCACCCAAGAGCAAGTCGGCGGCCGCCGCGTCACCAAGTTTGGCGACGGTGACGGCGTACCCGTGCGCATCTCCGATGCCCTGCTCTCAACCGAAGCCCGCGTTGTCTAAGGAGGAAACATGATTATCGACAGCCTGCTCCGCTTCTCCGTCGGCCAAAGCGCTGACGGCGACAGCACCAACACCATCGACTGCGGCGTGAAAGCCGCCAACTACGGCATGGCCGACCGTAACCTCTACATTGTCATCACCGGCAAAGAAGGCTTTGCCGCCGGCGACACCCTTGACGTCGTCCTGCAACACAGCGACGAAGAAGCGGCGAACTTTGCCACCGTGGCACAGACCGGCGCGCAGCCGATGGGCGTCGGGAAGCAAATCGCATTCCCCGTGCCGCTGGTACACAAACGCTATTTGCGCCTGAAGTACACCAAAACCGGCACCGGCGGCAAAGTCGATGCGCAAATGGTGGACGGCCTGCAAATGGCAATCACCCATCCGAAAAATCCGAAGGTGTGGCCATGAAAGTAAAAGCCATCGCCAAAGGCTACTACGGCGGGCAAATCCGCAGCATCGGGGACGTGTTCGACGTCCCCGATTCTCTTTCTGCAGGGTGGTTCGTGCGCGACGTCATCGTGGTCGCCGCGCCGCCAGACGTGACGCTTGAGCAGCTGACGGATGGCGTTACGGATTCGGAGCCGCCCGCGTTGGAGCACGGGGAAATGGCCGGTCACGGAGAAAACGGCGCGCCGTTGTGGGAGCCGTTGCCAGAACCTGCCCCGGAAGCCAAGCCGGAAACCGACAACAAACCCCGTAAACCCAACAAACAGGAGAACCTGAAATGAGCAACGCAGCAATCTACATCGGTACCAAAATTATCGAGGCTACCCCGATGACGCGACTTGCGTACAACGAACTGCGCGGCTGGCAATTACCAGCAGACGAAAGGGGCGAAGATGAAGGCTATCTGGTCGTTTACATCGGGCAGGAAAGCAACGTGCCGGGCCATAACGGCTATGTGTCGTGGTCGCCCAAAGACGTGTTTGAGCAGTCCTATCACCGAATTGATGACGCCATCCTGCAACACATCAAGCCCGCGTAATGCGGGCTTTCATTTAGGAGAAAACCATGAAAGAACAAGACATCGCCCGTGTAGCCCATGAAATCAACCGTGCGTATTGCCAAGCCATAGGCGACAACAGCCAGCCCGCATGGGAAGACGCACCCGACTGGCAGAAAGACAGCTGCCGGTGAGGATAAGTAGGTTGGTCAGCGGTACGATGTGGCGGATCGGGCTGGCTT